TGATATCACCCGCGTTGCCCTGGATCATTCGATCCAATGCCACGTTCCCCGCTTTCCATAGCTGGGGAATTTCGGGGTATTCCCCCCGATAAAAGCGAACGAGGGAGTCACTTTCATCCAAGGTTAATTCCACGCTAACTCCACCGGCACCGATGTAGAGCGCATGGCGGAACTTCACATGGCCGGCGCCATATCCCAAGCTCAGGATTGCGGTCTTGCCAGTGAAGCGCCTTAGCTTGTCCTCTTTGGTGACGGTCATGCCATAGAACTTCGACGCGAACTCGGAATAAACATCCCGCCCTTCGCGGAAGGCTTCGACCAGCTTGGTGCAGCCGGCCAGCCACGCGACGATGCGTGCCTCGATCTGCGACGCGTCACGATGGACGATACGCATACCCTTGGGCGCCTCGATGGCGTCGCGTATGGGTGAGCCGCGCCGCAGGTTGGCGAAGTTATACCCGCCGTCGCCCGAGAACCGCCCGGTGTGCGCGCCGAAATACCGATAGGGCACTGGCATCCGGCCGGTATGCTCACGGTCCAGCCAGTTCTGCTGGGACAGGTTGAGCAACGTGGCGGTGCGCGTCTCCTCGATGGTGCTCTTGGCGCCTACCCGGCACGCCAGCAGCGCCTGCACGTCCATGGACAGGTCCGGGTTGGCGCAAAGGTCTTTGAACTCCCGGTCGTTCTTCGCCAGCGCCCAGGTATCCTGCCCGGTGGCAGGTGACACCTTGCGAGGGGGTTCGATGCCATACGACTGTAGTAAAGCGGCGAACTTGATGTTCGAGCTGAACACGTCCTTCTCGATATGCGCCACGCGGGCAAACGCTGCGGCCTTCTCGGCCTGGACAAACGCGAGGTGCTCGGCCAGCTTGAGCGGATTGAGCCTTGCCTGCGGCTCGATGAACATGCGCAGCGCCAGGTCGATGACCTTCAGCTCGCTCTTGGGGAACACCCGCATGAACCGGTCGAATATGTGCCGGCACAGATCGGTGTCATGCACGCAGTACTCGGCGTATGCCGTCAGCTCCTCCGGACTGAAATCAGCGCGTGTCTTGCCCATCGCAGCCTGCACCTCGGTGCCCTTGGCCGGCAGCCGGAAGTGCATGGCCAGCTTGGCCAGAGAGCTACTACCCAGCACGGGGTGGGTGATGGCGCGGGCCATGCTCATGGTATCGAGGTAGAGGCGGGGCTGCTTGCCGTAGTGCCACGCGAGGATCGCCCCGTCGAACCTTGCGTTGTGCGCGAGGACCGCGTTGTTTTCCCAGTCAATACGATTGATGGCTGTCGATATGTCATGAGGGCTGGTGAATACTCGTGTCAGCGCATCACCCTCTTTGATGGCGCACATGATCACCTGGAACCGTGGGTCCAGCAGATAGTCGGTCTCGCTCATCTTCTTGAGCGAATACTCTTTCGAGTAGTAGCTTTCAAAATCTATCGTGACGATCATAGCTCACTCCGCATTTAGGACTGTAGTAACGTCCGAGCCAAACACAAGCCCTAAATCGTGATATCGCCGTCGAGCGTCTCGTAGTGTTCGATCTCGGCAGTCACCACCTTGCGGTCAGGCGTGTAGGGCGCGAGCATCATGCCGGCGGTGAGCACGATGTCGGCGTGATGGATGATCTTGCCGTACTTGGTTACCACATCGGGCGTGGGGTTATACCGCTGCATCGGCCGGACGGGTGCCCTGAACCGATCCCGCCACATGGCATAGAACTCGCGGTCGCCGTGGTAGCGGGCGTTGAGCGCCTCGGGGTCGCTGTTCATGAACGTACACAGCATGGGCCAGAGCTGCTGGAGTTGGGCGATGGAGGTCGCGTGCTTGGTCACCACGGCGTTGACCGTGTGGGTGATCAGTTTGTGCATCCGGTGCTGGCGTACTGCGCGCTTCACCCAGTTGACCAGGGCCTGGCGCTCGGCTGAACTCAGCCGCTCCTCGGAGAAGTCGGGCACCAGGTAATGGCTCTCGTCAGCCTGAAACTTGGTGGAGGAAATTCCATAGTGAGTGGAACGCTCGACCACCACCCAGTCGGGCAGCCCCACCTGGAGCACGACGCCCCGAGGAAGCTCAGGGATCGCACTCCGCAGGAGTGCGACGCGTAGTTGCCTATGCTTCTCGATGGTCTTGGTCCCCTCGTCGATGTAGCGACGTAGGGTGTGAACCTTCTCCTCCTCCATGATCGAGAACTGGATTTGTGCGGTGGTCAGAGGGAAATCTGACTGCGCATATTGCAGCTTCCGGTTGGACAGCATCACGGCGTGGTTGATCAGATAGGTCTGGACTTTCATGCTCAGGGGCCAGTTCGGCATGGTCTCACTCCTTTTTATGACCGTCGTAAAATCCTGAGCGGCGCGACAAAAGGGGTTCTGTCGCGCCGCTCAGACGGCTGAGCTGAGTTTTGCACTCCCTCATTCAGCCGCTACTCAGCGTGAGCGGCGGCATTTAAGCGGACATAATGCACCCAGCCTCGGCTGGGGCGGGTACATCTGCGGTAAATGGGGGCGAACTCAGTCCTTGATACGCACCACCTCGCCCCACGGTACAGGCTCAGCCGTGGTCGCCGCCCACACCACCGGGTAGTCGGGCGCCTTGCTCGGGAAGCTCCCATACAGGTCCGTCAGGTATATCAGCGTCTCGGGGCGCAGATCGTGCTCCTCGACGTACTCGAACACCGGCTCGAACCGGGTGCCGCCGCCACCCTTCAGGCCCTTGCTCCGCACCGTGTCGAACTCGTCCAGGGAATACACCTCCTCCACCTGGCTCACATGGGCGTCGCAGCCGATCACCACGATGCGTCGCGGCTTCACGTCGTTGAGTATCCCACCGACCTCGGCGAAGAACACGTCCAGTTCGCGCTGGCCGATGGAGCCGGACGTATCCACCCCCACCACCACCGTCTCGCAGCCATAGCCTTTACGACCGGGTAAAATCATGATCGGGTTGAGCGCCAGCCTGCGCCGGTTGGGGCGGGTCCATGTTTCGGCTCGTGCGCCGATCTTGCCCGTCACCAGCATGCGGATATGCTCGCGCCAGTCCACCTGCGGGTCGAGCACCTCGTTGACCAGCCGCTCCATGGATGCTGGTAGTTTACCCACCGCCTTGGCCACCGCCGCCGCACGCGCGATGGCTTCCTTGAACTCGTTGGCATCGGGCAGGTCCGGCTCGCCGTCGTCATCGACGGGGACAGGAAGTATCTGGTCGAACTGCCCGTCGGTCTTCTCGGCGTCCTTGTCCGGCTTGCCGAACGCACGCTGCTTCGGATCGTCCTTCAGTTTCTTGTTGGGTTCGCCCTGCTGACCATCTTCGCACGGCTGGTCCTGCCCCGGCGGGCGCTTGCGCTGCGGCGCGTCCTGCCACAGCCGCTCGTAAACGTCCTCCCAAAGCTCGCTGCCTTTTACGTCCGGCCTAAACAGCCAGCTTGGATTGCACTGGCCGATGCCATTCTCGATCAGGTCGGCGTTGATCGTGTAGTCCGCGCACACGTTGGCGAACTTCACGTCGGCCGGCTTACCCTTGATCGAACCCACCTTGGCGTAGTGCGTCATGCGCTGCGGATGCTCGCCGACCAGATGCCACATCTCATGGGCGATGGCGAAGGTGGTCTCGGGCACGGTGAGCTTGGCCAGGTACTCCGGGTTGATCACGACATGCCGGCCGTTGGTCGCCAGCGTGGGGATGTCCTTGGTGAGCACCACCTTGCCGATGGAGTGCATGAGGTTGGCGAAGAAAGGGCACTCGCTCATGAACGCCACCATCGCCACATCGAGGGCGCGCTGTTGTGCCGGCGTAGGTGTTACCTCGTTGAATTGTGTCCTGGGCATGCTCTCACTCCTGAGAAAGTTTACGACCGAAGTAAATCAATCGGTGATGAATTTATCGACCGCCCGCCGATGCAACAGCGACGCCAGGATAAGGCCACCAGTCAGCGGAGCGGAGAACATCAATTCATATTCGCCGCCGCGAACGCAGCCAAGCACCAGTTCGACGATCTCTCCACGGTCCACCGCGTCGGCCAGCTCGCGCAGCCTGGGGGATAAATCCGACGCTGCCCTTGGGCCGGGCAGCACTGTCAGGTTATTCATGGCGGTTCAACGCCCCTACGATCTCCTTTGCATCCAGGTAACGCACGTTGCGCGCCAGCACGCGCTCGACGCCGCCCACATAGTCCACGATGTCGTAAAGCGCATGCTCCACCACCGTGCGATCACGATAGCTGTCCACGTCGCGCAGGTTGCGCACGTAGTCGTAGCGTGCGCGCGCTACTGGCTCAGTCATAGATGACTGAGCCACGGCAGCACTATGTGGCTGAATGTCAGTGCCAGGGCGGCCCCCAACGTCAGCCATATCCACCGCTCCAGGCGCACTCGATAGCGTGGCACGCGGATCATTCGATTGCTCGGTATGGTCGGATACATGGTTGTCCTCCATTGCTATAGCCCCCAGCTTTTCATCTTGTCCGCGAGTGCCTGCGCCTGAGCCACCACGTCAGCGCGCACGTTGAGGTTCTTACGCAACTGCTCGGCCGATACC